CGCAGGGTTATTCTCACTCATCCCAGCGTAAGTGCTGTAAGATGGAATGAGAACGTCAGTCAGGTAGCCTTTGGCATGTTGCCTCGGTACGCCCTTCCAACTTCGGAAATAGATCCCGTCATAGCCCCGCTTTCCTCGCCTACCCGTCCAGGTGCCGATCAGATGACCGTCACCATAGCCGTCAGGTCCGTACAGGCGATATTCCTTCTGAGTAGCGAGTTCGCAGATCTTTGCTAAGGATCGCTCGCCCTTCCTCATGAAGAAGTTATGGGCATTAAACAGGACCCTCTCGGATACCTCACTCTTGAGGTACCAGGGTCTTACGTCGAATCCGAAAAACCAATCTGCACCGCAAGACTCCCTAAATCCACCCGTGCTGAATGACTTCGCCGTATTCACGGTAAAGCCACACCAGTTTAGGGTTTCATATAAGAGTGGGATTGCGGATGTCGGTACTATGATGTCATCACCATAGACCGAGACGCCAGGTGCGCAACGCACAAGACGTCCTTTCTCAAAGATTGGTCGACCTAGGAGCTCAAGGGAATCACACACGGCAAGCGCTAAAGCATAGAAAATCATGCTCTCGAGCTCAAACGTGTATGCATTGCCCATCGAACTGAATTTCTCCAGTTCGATGACAGTACCCTCATGCTCCACTCTCTCAGATCTGAAGCGGTCCAACAACTCGAACCACCCACCTGGAAGGAGAGACATAACCAAAGCGTAAGACACAGTATCGCTAGCGCTAGAGAGGTCGACGGTGGCAAGACTGCCATCAACCGACCCGCGTTTCGCGTACTCCTGGTTCACACTCTGATCACGGAGGTTAACACCATACTGACCTAACCTATCCTTCATGTAAGCCCCTATCCCTTTCTGCCCTAAGGCATTGAGAACGGGCTCTACACAAATAGTTCTGTCAGTTTTTGATGTCTTCGGAACAAAGGCCAAACGAGCTGGTCGCACTTCGACAGGAACTATCCAGCTAAGACCGACACCACTTAAGGGGTCGAATTCGTAACTGGTAGCCACTGCGTCGCACCATAAGGGGAACTCCGAAAGGAACTCCCCAACGTGGCTCGATAAGGACTCACTACACTGCATTGGCGCTGCCAACTTCGTTCTGAAGCTGGCGACACGCCCAACGACATTCGTCGAAGCTCCGGGCCCGAAAAAGAAAGGCAATTCCGCGTAACTAGGTACGGGACCAAGTACTTGAGCAATTATACGCTGGGCGGTGTACAATACACCGGCAACGTCCCATTTGGGATGCTCGTTCCAAAGCCTAGTATTCGTATCGCGGCAATCCTTCTCCGCCTGAATGAATTTGAGCACAGCTTCCTTTTCCCTGGCGTAGCCCAAATCAAGGAAATCTTGCTTTTCAACAAGCGCCTTGATCTGTCTCGCATACAGGTAATCATTGGTCTGACTCTCCTCCAACGCCAACACATCGATTTCAAACTCGATCACTTGGCGATAGGCACCTGCCTGAACAAGGTCGTTAAGACTCTTGCAAAGGTGGCCACCCAAACGGGCGCATTCGCTGGAGAGGTCCCGAACAAGAGCCAAGGTTTCCCCTGGCCCTTTGGTATCGTCGAACCCGTACATTTACGTCCTCCTTATAGACGTGAAGAGAGGGGTACCTAGCTAGTTTCCAGGCTAGTTAGGTGAGATCAAGCTAATTAACGCTTGCGTAACGGGTAGCACGGAGTTCTTCCATGCATCCGCAGCAGCGTTGTTCGCAAGTATGCCGGTATTAGTGGTGCTGGACGCACCCTGGATAATGCCGACACCCATCCGTAGGGCGTTCGCCCGATCCGCAATCGTAGACCGCGGAGAGGCAAACACAGTGACAAGCACCGTCGTGACATAAGCCACGGCCGGCGGCGCCACATACCCTGCGGAAGTTCCCGACGCGCCGAGAGTCTCCATCACGGGGACTTCAAGCTTGGCGGTTGCCTTGTAGTCACCGCTCTTCACCCGCTCAATTGAGAAGGTGAGTCGCGGCTGCGCATCTACCGGCACGTTCGCAATAGAAGCCCTCCAAAAGGGCTGCGGCGTGTCGGTAATGGGCACCAAGGTGAACTCCGTCGGAGTTCCGTCATCTTTGACGAGAAGATTCGTCATTGCGGCCATTGTAGGGCCTCCTATGTTGGATCGAAATTACGTGGTGGCGTTTGCCAGCACGTGGATGCGAACTAATCCGACAGGCGCTGATGAATCAGACTGATCGCGTTCAGTATATGCCGTGGGCTAAGAGCCCTAGGCAGTTTGTTGAACGCGGGTCTGGGTACTGACAGAGACGTACTGTATGTACGTTGGTAACGGAAATGACGATCCACCTTGTGGAAATCCGGCGGGTATGATAAAGCCGCACAGTTCCCCACGCGTGTAAAGTCACCTCCTTTCTGCCCTCCTCTCTCAATGGTCAAGAATCGACCTCGCATTGCTGGGATTTGTCCCAACGCAGAAAGATACGACCCAATTGGCAAAAACCAATCCACGACAAAGGAGTAAGGCACAAGTTCCCATAGAACCGAAACCGGGTCCATGAGTCCCAAACTTCTTCCAAGGCCAACGTCCTCCGAGAGCTCAGCGATGAGCTTCTTAGAGTAGGTAACCTTTATTGGGTACTTGTAACAATTGGGGACTGGAGAGCCCTCAACAGTTAGCCTTTTCGTTCCCGAAGATACGTTAAACCTTAACACCCTTGGACCCGTTAGTGCCTCGAGAGCCTTAGCGGCCTCGAAGCTCTGTTGGACCAAAGGGCGCCAGGCGTATTGCATCTCCAACCATCTCCCAGACACGTCTTTGGCACGCATGTGCCTTACACGCTTACTGGGAACCCTGAGTTGCCGTAAAGCATCAGTCACATGACCGCGCTTCAAAGCGAACAAGGCGCTACCAATCGAGCGTAGGTTACCGGTGATCGTTCCGTAGGTCTTTTTCGATTCGGCTAAGTTAACGCCTAAGTCGAAGGAATGCCCCCTAACTTTCTCCGCAAGCTTATTCAGCGTGCGGATATCGTCGTTGGCACTCCAACCCATTAACGTTCTGTAATCCGACATGGTATAATTAACCGTGCCGCCGGCCCCGTCATTGCCTGTTGTGTTGGTAGAAATCCAACCCCAATAGACCATACTATACGGATTCCATTTAACCCGGATCCCTCCGGGCCAAACTTCGGTTTTTCCGTCGCTTCCTCCCCACTGTTTCAGGTAGTACCTACCCGATGCGTGGTGTGAAGCGGCGCCCGAGGTCACCGTACCGCTAGTCATCGACAGTCTCCCACCC